ATGTCCGTAACATAGATGCCACGTATTGTACAGCCTAGTTTAAAACAGTTGTACTGTATGTCACCTAGTGTATTGGTAGCAGTAAATGTATTCTTACCTCTACAGTGAGGGCAGTCACCTCTGTATCTGTCACCTTCTTTCAGACCTAGATCGTCAATGAAGTCACGCATCCTCATCTTGCTTACCTCTTGCTGCTAGTGCCTTGCTTGCACCACTGTATGTGTTGACCATATATGGCTTGACTGATGCTGCATTCTGGTGGCCTGTCACCTGCATGATACCTGCCAAGTCAACGCCACCTTCCATCATTTCTGTGACCGCTGTCCTACGTAGATCCATAGCCGTAAGTTCTTTAGGTAGATTAGCTTCGTCCAGGATCTTATTGATATATAACGATACTTCTTCTTTGTCATAGGGTGTATATGCTCCTGCTCTAGGCTTGACTCTTGGTACTACGTACTCTTGAAAGCCAAACTCCTCCTTCTGCTGACGCAACATCGAACACAAACCCTGAGAGATAGGGAGGTGAACCTCTGCATTACGTTTGCTTTGTGTCATGTCTATTCGGCATTCGTTTAAGTCTAAACTATTCCATGTAAGAAGTCGAACATCCCCTACACGTTGACCCCAGTCGTATGCCATATGCACAATCAGCCCAATGCTGCGCCAGCGAAAGTCGCTGTAAGCTGTGTCAAGAAAGATTGACACTTGTTCACGACTCCAATGTACTCGCCTTGGTTTTTCAGTGACGGTCTGAACCAAAGCTATTGGATTGTGAATGAACACATCATGTCGCATGGCATGTTTCCACGCAGCAGAAAGGACACTGCGTCTGTAGTTGGCAGTGCGAGTACCAACTGTCAGCCATTGCTCGTATGCTTGTGTTATGTGTCGAACCTTCAGGTTCTTACAGCGATATGCCCGAAGCATCTTGCCCTCTACCTCAGTGATGAGTGTAGCTGACAAGTGATTATCGTAGTCTTTTTGTGAGGAGGAGGACAACCTACGATAAACATCTGAGTTACGATAGAAGTTTACTACTTCCTCTAGCGTACAGTTATGCTTCGGGATATTCATTACCATTTCCTCCTTACCTTCCAGTATGCCCATGCTCTACTACAATGACCATCGCCAAGCAATGTGTCTAATAGTCGCACAAGATTAGTCTTCCCATTTCGTTTCCATTCCCAGTTTCTTGCGGAGAATGTCTGATTTAATCTGCCACCAAGAACGACGTTTAATACTACGCTTAGTGCTATCAGTATCCTTACGAGGTAGGTTACCCACCCAATGTGTAGCATCGTCGAAAGGCGTGTTCGGATTCTTTCCATCTTCACTTTCCATTTAAATGTGCTATCCATAATAAGACAAAGCCTATTGTCCATGCTATTGCAATCACCATAGGGAATGCTGCTGCTAAAAGTTCGGCACCCATAGTACGCCCTCCTGTTTGTCTTGTTCATATAGTTTCTGTTCTTGCTCATGTAGTCTAGCTTCATCATCGTTGCCATCCCACCAAGCATCGTCTGCTCTACGCTTGCAGTCATTGATCACCCTGTCTATGGGTGTGACTTTGTAGCGCCATCCATCAGGACTAACTTGCATGTTCTCTCCTCCGTATCTCTACAGTTAAGTTAGGGAATACCTTTTTGTAACGCTCTTCATAGCGTTGGGCATCCATCTTGTGTTTGAATGAGTGGTATCCAAACCACTTACCCTTCTGTCCAAACCATACTTCATATGACATCAGCATTTACTCCTCTTTACTTTGTCACTTCCAATGTAATAAGTTTTATCAGATCCCCAACATACGTCAAGGGGTTTTATTGCTCCATTCGGCAAAGCCATTCCTGGATATCTGTAGTGTGGGTTCTCTTTCAAGAACTGTCGTAGTTCTTCCACCTCTAGTTTGCGTTGGGCATGTCGTAACTCTTGCACACATGCAGCCCTACCTGTCCAGTGTTCATGCTTCTCCATGCAATACTTGTGGAACTGATTAGGTTCCTCAATGACTGAGAGTAACAGCTCTATCATCTTGCCATCCTTTCTTCCAAAAACTTACGAGGGGTTTGTTCTCTGTAGCTTGGCTCACCTCTACGTATATGATGTAATCTTTTATACCTAAGTAGCATGAGTTCTCACTAGATAGTGTCACCTCTATGTTTAACTTCTCACTCTTCATCAGTCTTCTCCTTTCTCGACATCTCTAATGCTTTGGCTAAGTGTTCCTTCGCATCTTCATACTGTCCTCTACACATACAGTCGTAACTCCACCTGAACCATGACATTGCACTGGTGGTAGGCTCACCAGTTCTTACCTCTTCCAAGGTAGGACTACTAGCTAGACTGCCCACCTGATTGAGGTTGAGAAACCCCAACAGGTTAGGTTTGTCAGTTGGTACATCGACAGTGCTGTATACCTTGCCGCAATACTTACGTGCGTCAGCTTGTGTACCTGCCCATACACCGTTAGAGTTTTTGTATAGTTTCATAGGTCTTCCTCTCTTGGTTGGTGACACAGTACACACCTGTCACTCTCGCATTAAATCCTGCATGTGCAATGACTTCTACTGCAAACTCCTCTGCGTTATTGTAGTCACTCACATAAGCTACACAGTCATCCTCTGTCTCAAATGGTAGGCGGTCTAGCACAAGGGGATTACCCTTCGTTAGTAGTATCAGTATCAGCCACTTCATAGTGCCACTCCTCTCCTATTCTGTCACGCCACTTACCTTTTGTGGGATGAATTTGTCTTGGCCAGGATTCTTGGTTACGTCCTGCGTGTACCATTTCTTTAGCCCATGAGTATGAGATACGATAGTACCTAGACGCAGCAGCTACGCTGTCAAAGTCCTTGCCGAATAGTCTGCATCGTATCTGTTTCTGTTTGATAGTTGGTTCCCACTTGATGCGTTGATGTGGGTTAACGTGTTGTGGTTGCATTATAATCCCTCCTGTAATGTTACACCGTATACGTTTACTTTATACTTGTCGATCTTTGCACCTACAAAATCATGTAGGTGTTCATCTAATTGTATCACTTCATCGCTTACTCCAAACGTTTGCTTGGATGCTACTTCTTTAAACAGTTCGACTACGATCTCTCGTATCATCTGCTTAGTTGGTTCATTGATTTGCATTTGTATCCTCCGTCAATCTTGATATATCTGCATAAGCATTCTGCAAACTCTGTTGTAACTCTTTCACATTACGCTTGAGTATTTCTATCTCGTCAGCTTGTGCGAGTATTATCTTTCTGTTTTTCTCAGCTTCCATTTCATCAGGTAGCATAGTTTATACTCCTATATTCTGTATGATATATACTATCATCTTCTATAAACTGCCAAGCACTCTCGTATGCGGCATCCCAGTTTGTATGATAACCTGTATTTATGTCATCATCAGCAAGCCTACATGCCCAGTACTCTTGGCTCGGCTCATGGTCAAGTGGTAGTTCATCTTGTATCTGCATCAGTCCATCCTCACTACATGGTGACCACCTGACTTCTTAGGCAGTGCAACGAAAGCATAAGGGTAGATGTACCCAACGCCATCATCAGTATTGATCAGGAAGTATGGCTCAAGATCATCGTCACCCTCAGATACAAACTTACCATCGAGTGAGATCTTACTATCCTTCATAGGCCAAGGGTCACACCCAGCAGATTGATTGTATTTTAATTTAAAGAAATCCTGGATTAGTAGTGGATTGTCTTTATCTTTTTGGTTCCACTCAATGAACCACATGATAAGCAGTCCATTGCCCTGTATCAGTTGGTTCCACTCATCGTTAGTAAAGTCGAGCGCATTGTTTTTTGTTACACTATTCTGCATGTATCTCTTCCCTTTTCTTAAAGAATTTTTCTACTAAGTTTGTATCAGCTACGAACTCAGCACCATCACGTAGTCGCTTCAGTACCCAAGGCTTCTTCCTTGCCCTAGACTTGTAGCCACAGAGTTGCATGTCCTCACCCATAAGTTTTTCAACTGCAGTCAGGTCAAGCTTGTGTAACTCAGCATAGAACTCCAAGTCCTCTTGCTCTCTAGTCTTGGCACCCTCCATGAGTACCTTGACTTTGAAGGTAGCCTCACCGCCACGATATGAGCAGTTGCCTACCTCAATTTGTATATCAGTCTTATCAGCAAACATGTTCAATGCGTTCTGCATTTGCTTGCGTATAGTATTCAGTTGTTGTCTAGTAAATTGTGACATGTTATCCTCCTTACCCAGCTACGTGTCGAAACTTACGTCCAGTAGTAGTGTTACTAGACTTCTCAGTGTAGACTGTAGTCTTGCCAATGTGATAGGCATTCATGCAGTCACCTTTGGTAAACTTGATACCGTTAGACTGTAGCTTACGTCTACGCACGATACCCTTCTTGCCAAAGAAGTTGAAACGGAAACCTTTAGTACCGTCATTTAGTGGTTTAGTTGCAAGTATTACAAACATGTTTATCTCCTCTCTGTTTGTACTCTCCAAGCAAGGATTGCATGGTAGAGTTGTTGCTATTGAACACCGCTTGAGCGAAGCCACGTGGCGTAGCACTACGTATGTTCTTGGTTTTCATAGACTTACCACCAAGCTTGAGGTGTTGTCTACTGTGGCCTGTCTCTGGTTCTACTGGTGATATGTCAGGCATGACAAAGCCACCGCCAGTCCATAGACAGGTTTTCTTTGGGTATGCATCCATAGGTGCAATGTAGTCAGGCCACTTGGGATGCTCCGCTTGTTCGGGGTCAATGTAGCCGCCATACTCGTATGGGTGAAAGCTGTAGTTAGGCTTGCGCCATAGAGTAGACAGCACACTGACAGGATTTTCTATAAAGTATGGGCAGTCCAACGCTTGGAATAACTCAGCACACCATATGGCATAGTTAGCTGCCTTGCGTTGAAACAATGGGTCACGCTCACGCTTACGCTTGAAGTGTGCCGCACCTGATACAGCCATATCAGTACAGACAGGGAATGCCATAGCAAAGGTGACTTGCTTACCATCAAAGGCATCATAGATTGCATCGAGGTTACCTATGTTGTGCAAGTCAGCATATCTGTACCTGATAGAACCACCACTATCAAATGTCTCAACTTTATAATCAAGGCCATTGTCTTCGTGCTGTATGTCATAAGCAATACAATAATATCCTGCCTCTGCCCAAGGCTTTAGTGCCTCGCCTGTATAGTCGTATAGACTGATTACATATTTACGATCTGTCATATGTTATACCTCCTGTACAAATCCGCTAGTGTCTTTCTTAGCTTTACCTTTAGCATAGAGTGCCACGATATGTCCACCCTTTGGATCAAGAAAACGTAAATCGTCCTGATCTCCGTCAATTACTGGGTAGCCTTGCCACTTGTGCCAACACTTTGGAACCACCTTGATAAAGTTGGATCGGAATACCACAGCCGCATTCATGCCTTGCTCTAAAGCCTTGTCGAGTAGCTTGGCATATTCGGGGTTGGCGTTGGAATAACTCCACGTCAAATGATAGTTGGGTATGTCCTTGCATTTACGATTAGCAATCTTGGTGTAGTCATAGAATTGCACATCGGGAAATATCTCGAATATGTTTTTCTCACCCATGTATCGTATCAATTCCCATCTAATATCTGTTGTACCGTTCAGCCTCACACATGGTTGAATGTCACGCTTCTTGCAATAGTTTCTGAACTTATCCACATCTACAATTAGTTGTGCCATAAATCCTTGCTTGTCACGATAGAACCATTCAGCCTTGCGTTGACGTGCAGTCTGTACGTTAGTCATTTGTCCACGTCCTGCAGTGTATAGGCATGCATCAATACAGCTTGCTTGCTTTGCCATTGCACAGCTATT